TGGTTCTAATGTGTGGCCTGCATTAGTTCGGTGCGTTATGCCGCTTAAAGATGACCTATCGTTTTTGGTGGATCAGGGAGGCGGTCCAGCAACGTTTACACGCGCACTTCCAGAAGCCTCATATATCGATAAAGATGACGGCATCATGAAATTTGCCGGTGCCGATACGCCGCGATTTGAAACCGATGGTTTTTTGACGGAAGGTCCAAGTACGAATGTAACTTTATCATCACAAGTATTCAATGACCTTGCGTATTGGACTCCTAGCAGCGCACAAATCGCAGATAACAATACTATTGCCCCAGATGGAACAATGACAGCTGCTATATATCAAATGATTTCTGGCGGCTATTTAGAGCAAATTCCTGATGTGGTTTTCACGACAGGAACTTGGGTGACAGCCTCTGTTTATTTTAAATCGTTTGGTTCTCCCGTTTGCTCACTACGCATGGATACCGAATTGGGTTTGGACGCTGGCCGCATTGAGTTTGTTTTTGCAACAGAAACATTTTCAGTCAATACCGGCGTTGATGCATCGTTTGAAAAACTGACTAATGGCTGGTATAGAATTAGCTTTAGTTATGAAATGGTGACGGATGATAAAATTCGTTATCGTATAATGAATACCGAAGGTGTGCTTGTTAACCCTCTCAATTATTTTTGGGGCGCACAGTTAGAAAACCTAGAAGTTGCCACAAGTTATATTCCCACAACAACGTTAGCGGTAACGCGGGCTCAAGATGTGCTAACTATCCCGCCCTCCAACATGACGCCTCCAGAAAATGATTATTCTATTGGTATTACCAGTAATTTATTGGCCGTTGACGCACTTGCTGCGAGTGAATTTACATGGGATGTTGAAGTAACAACGGGGCAAAGAAGAGGGGTTGTTAGAATAAACCAAGGCGCAAGAGTTATTGGTGATGGAGCGACTCTTGACGCTCCAGCGGGGCTTACCAATAAAGGCGAAAACAACCGCGTTACAAGCACCTATGATGTTGAAGGTTCTATTTATGTGAATACAGTACTGGGTGATTCTGACGTCATCACAACGCCTGATACAGGTGTTGCCATCACATTTACTCTTGGAAAAAGAACTGGATCAACTAGCCCTATGTACGGCCATCTAACCAATCTGCGTGTCTACGATGCCGCATTAACGCAAGAACAAATAGATATAGAGGCAACGTTTTTAAACATCATGCCGCGCCTGTGTTACGACCTAACTAACCCAGTCACACATTACGCGCAAGGTGTGCCGTATACAGCTTCTGGAGCAATAGCGGTGTCGGGTACGGTAGCTCCACCGACTAGCTCTTTTAGTAGCGATTTTTCAGGGGATTTCAGCTAATGACTAGACGATTTTTAGATAATGTTCGTTCGGATATCAACACCACGATTGTCGTCAACGGCACTGGTGATATTGGTGCTGAGGATTTAGCGCCGTTGATGCTCGATACCATTGATAGCTGTGTAAACGACGAAGCCAGATTACTGAAAGAAGTTGAAGAGATCGACGTAGCTTTAACGACCAGTTATACAACCCCTATTATTTATGATTCTTCGGAAGGTGGCGACGCTACATTCTTAAAAGTTAATTTAGGCGCTGGCACTATTACAACCGCTACAACCGCAGGGTTTAGTTATGACGTCGCGTTATTTATTAGTTTTATTGGGATTAACAATACGCGCTATGACGCCTCATTTTTACAAAATGGCGTTCCTGTTGGTCTTGAGACGTCCGGTATCGGTTTTGGCAATAACGACCCAACGCATTTATCGTTAACTAGCACTTCTTTATCTACGGCTAGCAATAGCGTAATAGAAATCGGGTTAAAGGCCGACGTTGCAGGCGATATAGATATTTTAGCAGCTGCACTACGAGTAGATATCATACCAACGAACAATCCATAAATGCATAACGGGGGAACCACCATGCAGACAGCAGACTTCAACCACAACGATTTTTCAGATCAACGAGAGGCCGACAAAGCTTTATTGGTAAAGTTTTTAATCAAGCCAAAACAGGATAAGGCTAAATCGCTCGATGAAGGACGTCCGGTCTTTAAGGATACGGAATACATTGATATTAAAATTGCCGGTAATCGTACTGGTGGCGCTTGCCGTCCCGCTACTCCAGCCGACAAACAACGATTTTCTGAACATTACGCGGCGTTTAAACAGCGTACCGACCAAGATTTAGCAACAGGTATGCCACTGATTGAATGGCCGCTTATTTCTCGAAGCTTTGCTGAAGAGTTGGCGTTTTTTCACGTTAAAACTGTCGAGCAATTAGCGACAATGGCCGACTCTCAAATTTCTAAATTTATGGGTGGTTACGACTTGCGCGGCAAAGCCAAAAAATGGCTAGAACAAGTCGATAAAGATAAGCCTATGTGGGAAATGGACGGGCGGATGAAACGGATGGAAGTTGAAAACGAATCTTTGAAATCGTCACTCGCTGCGTTAATTGCGGAAATGGAAAACCCCGATAAAAACAAGTCGGCACCACAGGTTAAACGCGCCTTGAAAAAGGCAAAAAAACAAACTGAGTAAATGTCATGCCATTATCGACTATTACTACTGCTAACAATATTATCAATCAAGTTGCGGCTGAGATCGGCTTAGAACCGAGTACAGACCCGTATGCCTCGCTTGATCCTGCATTTATTCAAATGCGTTATTTATTGAATACGTGCGGGCAAGAATTAACACAATCCTATAAGTGGGAATTGTTAAATCGTGTAGCTAATATTGTAACGGCGGAAGGTGATACCGGCGATTACCCGCTACCTGATGATTTTTATTACATCATCAATCAGACAGGCTGGGAGCGGTCAGAGAATGTGCCTTTGCTCGGTCCCTTGTCGGCGCAGGATTGGCAGTATCTACTAGGTCGTGATTTAGTATCACAAACGATTTACGCCTCTTTTCGTATCGATAATGGCATGTTTAAGTTATTTCCACAGCCACCACCAAACGGCTTGGATATTTACTATGAATACATAAGCACTAATTGGGTATCGAACGGCGATTTACCCACAACGTATACCGACGAAGTTACCGTTGGAACTCAAATTCCTTTGTTTGATAAAACGCTGATTACTCGCTATCTGAAAGTTAAAATTTTAGAGGCGAAAGGGTTTGATTCGACGAAGGCACAAGATGATTTTTATCAGACATTTAGCTTTTTGACCGGCCTAGACAAAGGGGCGGAGGTGCTTAATGTTGGTGGTGGTGGTAGAAGCTACCCATATCTCGATGGATATCGCAATGTTCCCGATACCGGATATGGAGGCTCTTTTTAATGGCTATCCATGCCGCCAAACGAACAGCGGGACGACCAAGCCCGCAAGTAGCAAAAGCTAACACGGTTCCAGCACCAGTCGGCGGCATAGACACGCGCACAATTTTATCATCTGGTGATCCTAAATACGCTATTTATGCCTATAACCTATTACCTGATGATTATGGATTAAGGGTTAGGCGCGGTTACTCTGAATATTGTATTGATTTAGATAACGGCAATCCATTAGGCGTGGGTACAATTATTCCTTTTGGTGGTGTTGATGAAGACCCCGCCGATGACCGACTTTTCGCGGTGACGAATGAAGGGATATGGGATGTAACGACTTTTGATACCCCTTCTTTGGTGTTGGATTTTCTCATTGATGGCACTGATACTACTCAAGAGGCTGGTTATGGCGTTTACACGCAATACACCACAGACGCCAATGAACAACTGTTATTTTATGCAGACTCAAGAAACGGCCTTTATCAATATTCAGAAAATACTGATTTGTGGATTCGTTCACCAGACCTGACTACCCAGCATCCAACAGCTATACCACCAACAGCTGAAGAAATAGGTTTTGTCACAAGCCACAAAAAACAATTGTGGTTTGTCGGCTATAACGACACGACCGCATGGTATTTGCCACAGGCTGCTATTACAGGTGACGCCTCACCTTTCTTTTTTGGCAGTAAGTTTAAACATGGTGGAAATCTTGCGGGATTATTCAGCTGGTCCCTCGATGGGGGCATTGGACTCGATGATTACCTGATAGCGGTTAGTCGAGCTGGTGACGTTATACCGTATTTAGGTAGCGATCCATCCAGTGCTGATAATTGGTCATCGCATGGATTATATTTTATAGGTGCTGTACCGAATAATTCGCGCTTTTCTGCGGAATACGGCGGCAACCTAATGCTACTGTCGGCCTATGGCTTAAACTCCATGACGGACCTTTTAGAAGGGACGGACGGTAAAGACATTAACGCACTTACGATAACGCAAAATGTCGCGTCATTAATTCGAGCCGATATGATTACTCAACGCTTAGATCGTAATTGGATGGTTAAATATTTACCTTCCATAGGCTCGATTTGCATTGCCGAGCCACAGAGAGAGGATGGTCGTTTTCAACAATACGTCATGCATACCCTAACCACTGGCTGGGGGATTTGGCGTGATTTGCCAATGAATTGTTCAGAGGATTGGAACGGGTTTGTCTATTTCGGCACCTTAGATGGAAGGGTGATGAAAATGGATGTTGAGCTTGATAATTCATTAATCACGCCTGATCCAGTAAATCCGATAAACGGCGAGCCTATAGATTTTTCTATTTTAACCACGTTTCAGGATTTTGGAGAACCAGCACTATTTAAACGTGGTAAATATGTTAGACCGCAGTTTCTCGCGCAGATAGAACCTAAAACGACGACGCGGTTTAGGTATGACTATAATCTTTCTGAGCTGACAAACTTGAATGCTGAAATTTTATCACTAGGTTCTCGATGGGATATTGACAACTGGGACGAAGCTATATGGGCCGGTGAAAACCCAAAAGGGTTTGATCAAATTGTCGGTGGCTGGGGCATGGGTAGAAATATCGCTATTGCAATGCGGGGGAACTCAACGACTAGAACTACGCTAGTGAGTTGGGATGTAATATGGGATTCGGGAGCGCCGATATGAAAATTGAATATAGAGCTTTTGATGGGCCGCACGATTGGGGTTGGG